AACTTGAGAGGATCGGTTTCAAGCAATACCCAAGTGAACTTGTAGTATGCATAGCGGTTGAACTCCTTGTTGCTTCTGAATGAGATAGACAGATTCTTTATACCACGTTCCTTATCTTCAATCTTTGTAAAATCAGTATTACGGATATCTGTTATCGTAAACCAACCTTCATTTCTTTGAGGCGCAAACTGACCAATAAACTGATTGTTCTCAAGACGCAATCTACGTTTGATTTTAACGACCTCCTCGGAATCTACGTATTGGGTTGCTGCACGATTGTATTGTGGTCTTCTTTGCTCTTCGTGAGATTTTGGCTTAGCTTTTTCAATTACATACCTTGTAGTTTTTTTTCCCGAGAAATCTGTCCAGAATGAAAACAATCCAGAATCTGTTAAAAATTCATAGAAATGATTGTACCCCAGATTCTTATAATTGATACCTACTTTTCCAACAGCACGTAAGAAATCATACTGGTTCACCCATCCATCACCCTTGTCAACCAGTTCAACCTTAGGCAAAGATTGATATATCTCACGTAATTTTTCTATTATTGATTTGCTAACCATATTCTATTAGATTTAGTTATTACAAGATCGTCATCATAATTTTCTGATTGTCTGTAGGTACGAGCAACTCCCGAATATCAACTTCAAGTATTCTTGTAATTTCTACTAGAGTTTCAAGAGTGGGTTGAGTTGTGTTAGTACACCATTTGCTCACTGTAGCCTGATCTTTACCTATTTGGTCAGCAAGCCACTTGTTCGTTTTCTTCTTTTCTACGAGAACTACTTTGATACGATTAATGTTTTTATTTGTTGCCATATAATTACACTCTATTGTCTTATACTTTCAAAGATATAAAATTATTTCGAAAAACAACAATATATTTTATTGTGACATAAAACTATTTACGTATTTACCTAATAATTTGATTTAGAATATAAAATTATAGTCAACAATACGGTAAATCAAGCTTAATCGTCTTAGTAGCCTCTTCCTTTTTAGCATCAACAACCTTTGCATACACTTGAGTTGTACGGACATTCGTATGACCAAGCATTTTGCTAACAGTATAAATGTCTGTTCCTCCGGCGAGTTGCAGGGTTGCATACGAGTGCCTAAAACAATGGTAGGTGATGTGCTTCGTTATTCCGGCTTCTGCAACCCATTTCTTTATCGGACGGTTAATCCATGACGGGTCTGGCAGTCCGCCAAAAACTAATTGTTCGCCGTCCTTCCTTTCACCACATAATTGAAATGCTTGTTCGGATATAGGCATATACTCAACGCCTTTGGTCTTTTGCTGAGTAAAGTTCAAACGGTAACCACCATTGAATACCTCTATCTCTGACCACTTCAACTTTTGAATGTCACAATGACGAAGCCCGGTAAGTGCAGAAAAGAGGGCGGCACGCTTCAACAACGGGTCGCATGGAGTTTGAGCCAAACGGTTCAGTTCTTTAATGGTCAAGTATTCCCTACGGCTTTCTTGGCCTTGAATACCCTTGATCTTTGCCCCAATATCAACCGTTAAATAGCCGTCAATGAAAGCCTGCTTCAATGCAGCCTTGAATATGGAGAAATAAGTGGATGCCGTATTTTGCGAGATGACACCTTTCTTGCCTCCTCCCTGTGGGGCGTTCAATAGGAACATACGGAATGATTCTATCAGCTTCAAGTCAATCTGTGAGAAAAGGATGGTATCTCCTTTCGCAAAGATTTTCAACAATTCATGTACACGCTTCCAGTTGATGATAATGGAATCGGAGCTATGGGCGTGGCGTAACCGTTGCACATGGTCGAAGTAGTCTATGAAGTTGCAACGTGAACGCTCTAGCTGCTCTGCCTGTTCTGCATCCGTTTCAGAATAAAGCGAAGCGTTATCGTATTCCTTTTGGCGCAGGCTTCTCACCTTGTCGGCATAGATACACGATTCTTGGTCTAATTGAGATTTGCATTGGATGATGCCGTTCAAGTCACGCTTTGGCTTATAAGTGGTCTTGCCGTCTTTGTCGGTTCGGGCATTCCGCGACTTATCCCATATGGGAGTGGTTATAGTACGGTTCAGATATTCACGCACTCTTTGGGGAGTGGGTTTGTCTGCTTGGAAAATCGGATAAGCTTCAACATACAGATACCATTCCTCGCGGTATTCCGATTTGCGGAGTTTTACTGAAACTCGTGTATTGGCCAACGCTTTCTTCATTGCTTCATTCCTGTATATAGGTTATCAATTTCTTTCTTGGGCACATAAACGAAGTTACCTATCTGCCGGGTAGGGATAGAGTATTTACGGATATGTAGATAGACCGTACTGTCTTCTAAATGAAACTTCTTGGATATTTCGCCGATAGTATAACAGTCTTTAGGCTCCAAGCTATATAGTTTTGCAACGGGTTTGGGTTTTGTCAGAGCTTTCTTTCGTAGCGGATAGAGTTTCAGCAGTTCTTCTTTGCTGACACGGATTTGGTTAGTTCCAAGATTTATGTGCGAAATAGTCCCTTTATGTATCAGACGATACAGCGTATCTTTACTGATGCCGAACAGGGCATAGGCTTCCGACACCTTGATGTAATCTTGGTGCTTCGGGATGCTCTTTACAATTTCTTCCAATCGCTGATTCCGCTTCTCTTCGTCTTTCCTGCGCTTATACGCAATGTTGGAACAGCGTTTGGAGCAATACCACGATTCTATGGTCTTGGCAATAAACTCCTGACCGCACACTTGGCATTTCCGTTTTATTTCAAACTTTGCTGCTGGCATAATGCTGATTTTTACTTGTTTGTATTCAACCCGTTTATATTTTGTCGCAGATTTCCTACTTTTTTATCGCGGCACAAATATGGTACAAATATACAATAAAGATTCGAGAAACAAGCAAATCTATCAGAAAGTGTTAAAAATAAAGTAGGGTGTAACTCATTGAGCTATACCCTACTTTTCTATCTTTAGTTATCGTTGTTTACCGATACTTATTTCACTTCCTCAAAGTCAGCATCCTGCACATTATCGCCATGCTTTGTATTATCCTGAGCACCGCCTTGTTGCCCTGCATTCATATCAGGACCAGCTTGTGCACCACCCTGAGCACCGCTCTGGGCATACATTTCAGCACTGGCAGCCTGGAATGCCGTATTCAGTTCGGCCATGGCAGAATCTACGGTAGCCAGGTCTTGAGCCTTATGGGCATCTTTCAGCTTCTGCAAAGCAGCTTCAATCGGAGCCTTCTTGTCGGCAGGGAGCTTGTCGCCGAGTTCCTTCAACTGATTTTCGGTTTGGAAAATCATAGAATCGGCCTGGTTCAGCTTGTCTACTTTCTCACGCTCTTTCTTATCTGCTTCAGCATTGGCTTCGGCTTCGGCTTTCATCTTTTCGATTTCTTCCTTGCTCAAGCCGCTGGAAGCTTCGATACGGATGGCTTGTTCCTTGCCGGTAGCCTTATCTTTGGCAGACACCTTCAAAATACCATTGGCATCAATATCAAATGTCACCTCAATCTGAGGAATACCGCGACGTGCCGGAGCAATACCTGTCAGGTTGAACTGACCGATTGACTTGTTCTGTGCAGCCATCGGACGCTCACCCTGCAATACATGGATGGTAACTTCCGTCTGGTTGTCGGCAGCAGTGGAGAATGTCTCGCTCTTCTTGCACGGAATGGTAGTGTTGGCCTCAATCAGCTTAGTCATCACACCACCCATAGTCTCGATACCCATAGACAGCGGGGTAACATCCAGCAACACAACGCCCTTAATTTCATCTGTCAAAACGGCACCCTGCACAGCAGCACCTACGGCTACTACCTCATCCGGATTCACACCCTTGGAAGGAACTTTACCGAAGAAGTCTTCTACCAACTTCTGTACAGCCGGGATACGTGAAGAACCACCAACAAGGATTACTTCATCAATGTCCGCATTGTTCAGACCTGCATCGCTCATAGCCTTCTTACACGGTTCCAAACAAGCTTGAATCAAATTGTGAGCCAGAGCCTCGAACTTGGCACGGGTCAACGTCTTCACCAAGTGCTTGGGCACACCGCCTACGGGCATGATGTACGGCAAGTTGATTTCAGTGCTGGTAGAAGAGGACAGCTCAATCTTAGCCTTCTCGGCAGCTTCCTTCAGACGTTGCATAGCCATCGGGTCTTGAGTCAGGTCGGCACCTTCGTCGTTCTTGAACTCCTGAACCAGCCAGTCGATGATTACCTGGTCGAAATCGTCACCACCCAGATGAGTGTCACCGTTGGTTGACAATACTTCGAACACACCGCCACCGAATTCGAGGATAGAGATATCGAATGTACCACCACCAAGGTCGAATACGGCAACCTTCATGTCCTTGTGAGACTTGTCAATACCGTAAGCAAGAGCTGCGGCAGTCGGCTCGTTCACAATACGCTTCACTTCAAGACCTGCAATCTGTCCGGCTTCCTTTGTAGCCTGGCGTTGGGAGTCGGAGAAGTATGCGGGGACGGTAATTACGGCTTCTGTCACTTCTTGTCCCAGATAATCCTCGGCAGTCTTTTTCATCTTCTGCAGAATCATTGCAGAGATTTCCTGCGGAGTATAGAGACGTCCGTCGATGTCTACACGCGGAGTATTGTTGTCACCCTTTACTACTTTATAAGGCATGCGGCCGATTTCTTTCTGCACCTGGTCCCAGTTTTCGCCCATGAAACGTTTGATGGAGAAAACCGTACGGGTGGGGTTCGTGATAGCCTGACGCTTGGCAGGATCACCGATTTTACGTTCGCCACCATCAACAAAT